TCCAAGAGGAATCGGGTTCGATGTCTCCGGAGCCGTGGACGCACTCGGCGAAGGAGTTACGAACGTCAACCTCGGCGATCTTGTCTTCGGTGTTCCTGATTACATGGGCTACCCAACCTGCGGAGCCGCCGAGTACGCCATCCTCAAAGTCTTCCTGCCCATTCCGGAGGGACTGGATATCACTGAGGCTGCCGCCCTTCCCATGGCGGTAGAGACAGCAGCTCGCAGCATCGATCTCCTGCCCCTGACCGCCGGCCAGACCCTGATGGTCAACGGTGGTGGAACCATGACGGGATTCGCTGCCGTTCAAATCGCACTGCTTCGCGGCGCACATGTCATCGCATCTGCAGGCGAGACGTTTGCCGATCGCCTGCGTGAAATCGGAGCGAAGGTGACGCCCTACGGCGACGGAATGGTCGAGCGCGTTCGCGAACTTGCAGGCGGAGCGCCGGACTTTGCGCTACATACCGCTCAGGTCAAGGGCACTCTGCCCGATCTGGTCAAGATCGTGGACGGCGATCCCAAACGTGTCTTCAGTTTTGCGGATCGGGACGAAGAAGGTATCGGCGTTCGCACCGCTTGGCAGCAGAAGGGAGCTGCCCTTCGCTATGACGTGCTCGATCACTACGCACAGCTTGCCGCGGAAGGGCGCTTTTCGATACCGATTGCCCAAACGTTTGCCTTGGAAGAGTGGTCTGAGGCGGCAGCTTTAAGCATGAGCAAGAAGGCTCATGGCAAGCTCTTGCTCCTGCCTGGAGCTTCCAGAGCCGGAAACCTATTAGGGCGTACGCGTGATGGCGGCTCCCGGCTTTCGTGAGGGCGCCCCCTGATGCATCTTGACGAAAGTGTTGGTAACAGGAAACGCGCCCTTACGGCCTTCGGCTCCGGCGGATTGTCAGACACTCGGAGAGAGGCTGAGACGGCGGCTTGGCCCGCGCTATTCGCCATTCCTGGCGAGAAATCCCCTTCGCACAACGAAACGCACTGGAAGTCCGGTTCGAGGAAGTTGGACGGTATTCATCGGTCTCACTCTGCCGTTGACGTCGCTCTTGACCGTCATGTGATCCGCCATCGGGCGCAGCATCGGTTGAACATCACCAAATCTCAATCGTGCCCACCCACCTCGGGGTCGCCACCAGCGCCCGGTTGAGCGCCGTGACGGTGGCTGCGATTCCGTCGATGCGCTTCGCCGACTTCCCTCGCTCGGGCTTGGTCGGCTGGCAATTATCTTTGTGGTCATACTGCAGCTGCAGGCAACTGGCCATCCAGTTGAACACCGGGTTGTTGCCGTGGCGGATTTTCTGATCAAGATAGGCGCCCAACAGAAACTTCGTCGCATGACTCAAATGCAGGAATCCCTGCTGGATCTCCACCGCCTGGATACCTTCATCGATTAGGTTCATGGCCTCGGTTCGGAAGTTGAAACGATCGAAGGGAACTTCCCGAAGCTCGAATAACTCTCGGCCCCACCGGATACGCTCCATCACCGGGCGCTGATCGATCACGCTGCCTGGCGTTGCCGTGATAAAGTTTTGCGCGATCCAAGTCGAGTACGGAACACGGCAGACGCGCTCCAGGTGCGGCACCCGCTCCTTCGGCATCCAGAAGAACGGTAGCAGCGTCCAGGTCTCTTCTTCATCGAAGGGTGGAAAGACGAACACAACAGAAGTGAGATCCGTCGTCCACGATGCATCCACTCCCGCCCAGCACGGCTTTTCGAGCAGCCCCCACTTGCGGACCAGCAGGTCGACGTCGTATTCGGGCCATTCACCCAGGTCCACGCCGCCGCCGCAAAGCTGCCACTTCGGCATGTCGATGATCGGGTCTTCCTGGGTCTTCAGCGGAACATTCAAGTGGTAGCGCAGATACTTCGATCGCTCGGAAGGCTCGGCGAGGGCCTTTTCAAGTTCGCCCACGATCGCGGAATCTTTGAGAAATCCGCCCAGGTCTTCGTGGCTAGGGTTCGCAGCAACGCGCGCCTCCCTGGACTTCCAGTACTCCGGATCACTCTCGATCCGTTTCGCGTCGGCTTCCCAGATAGCCGCATAGAAGGTCTCCGACTGTAGCGAGCCATCGAGCACCTTCTTCGCGTACTCGTATTCCCGCCACCAAAGTGGCGACTCGTATTCGGCGCCAGCCGTGGTGATGCCGATGTCGAGCGGCTGCTCGCGTGAGATCTGCCCCTTGGTGATCACGTCGTGGAGCGTCTCGGCCCGGGCCGTCTTCCAACGGTGCACCTCGTCACGGATGGCGAGGCTTGGCTCGATGCCGTCCTGCAGGTCCCCATCGGCCGAGAGCACGGCATAGAACCCGGCACCGTCACGCCGCAGGATCCGCTTGGTGGACGGCAACACCCGCAAGCGGGCCTGAAGCTGGGGATTGGCGGAAACCAGCTGGGCCGCGGCCCGGAAGACGATGGCGGCCTGGTCCTTCGCCGCTGCCGCGCCGTACGCCTCGGGGTTGCGCTCGTCTTCCATGAGCAGGTGATAAAGGGGCAACCCGCCGATCAGAAAGCTCTTGCCGTTCTTCTTCCCGACCGAGATATAGCCAGAACGATACCGGCGCCGGCCATTTTCCAACGACACGGTGCCGTAGATATCCCGTAGGACCTTTCGCTGCCAATCGAGCAGCCGATAACCTAGTGGCGGATACAGGATCTCGGCGAAGAACCGCTCGACCTTGCATGCTCGGCACTGCGGCTTGCCATTGGCACGTATTTCGCACCAGGTTTCGGCCTGGCAGTACGCACACGTCTCGGGACGGTAGTTAGCCACACAACTTGGCCTCCAAGGGGTCGATGGTGCCATCGGTCGAGGCCAGGATGCGGGTGCGCGAGGATGGTGTCAACCCGAACTCGCGGCGCTCGATGATGACGCGGGCGGCCAGATCCCTGACGGCGTTCATCGCGAGGCGCCCACTTGTCATGCTCACCAGCGCGAACAATGGGCCACCGGGAAGTTCTTTGCCTTCCTTATTCGCTTTGTCCTGCAGCGCCTTGATTGTCTTCCACAGGCCGGCGTAGGCTTCCGATAACAGGGCCTCGTCTTCGGACAGTTGCCATAGTGCCCGCTGGTCGACGCCTCGCAGGACGTTGGCCGGCGTCATCTCAGCAACCAACTCTTTCCAGACCTGCTTCGCCAGACGGCTGATCTTTTTGGGCTGCGTCGGAGCACCGGCTAAGTAGTTTGGCTCGTTCGCCGGCAGCGGGCGATGGGCGCGGCATCCTTCGAGCACGCGTATGCCGGTGGGTTTAGGTGCAGGGCCCCGAAGTCCCATTAGGCGTCGACCTCCAGATTCGCATTAAGCTCTTCCTTGATTGCGTCTTGTGGCACCGGGTCTTGAATGAGACGCTCCTCCTTGATCGCTGCGAACGTCCGGCCGTCTCCCTCAAGCGTCGCCTCTTTCCCGGCCACCTCTTGCCATCTGGTTACGATCACGTCCACATACTTCGGGTCTATCTCCATCCCGAAACAAACTCGTTCTGTCATTTCCGCGGCGATGAGCGTTGTTCCCGATCCAAGGAAAGGGTCGTACACAGTCTCGCCGCGCTCCGTGTGGTTGATGATTGGCCGGCGCATTAACTCGACGGGCTTCTGCGTTCCGTGGCCGGTAGTCTTCTCTTCATGGTTGCCGCCATGCGGGTTCAGATTCTGAACATCCCACACGGTCGATTGCGTCCGGTCGCCGCGCCAGTGTGAAGACTTGCCTTTCCGTACCGCATACCAGCACGGCTCGTGCTGCCAATGATAGGCGCCACGGGAAATGACGAAGTGCTGCTTACGCCAAATGATCTGCCCGCGGATCTGGAACTTCTCGGCGAACAGGCTCGCCGCTACTTCACCTGCGTAGATCCCGGCGTGCCATACATAAACAACATCTCCAGGGAACAAGCGCCAAGCCGGCGACCAATCCACTGTGTCGTCATTCGAGACTTTGCCGCCCTGCACTGTTCTAGGATTCAGTCCGGTCTCTTCTCGCCATTCCGGCTCATACTTAACGCCGTAGGGAGGATCGGTGACCATCAAGAACGGAACCGCTCCGGCAAAAAGGCGCGTAGTCGCGCTCTCTTGCGTTGAATCTCCGCACAAAACCCGGTGCGGCCCGCACAGCCAGAGATCCCCCGGTCGTGTGACCGCGACTTCTGGCAGTTCCGGCACCGCGTTCGCCTTTTCGTCTTCAGCCGGGTCAGCCAGCAGTGCATCCAACTCGCGCGCGTCGAAACCTGTCAGGGACAAGTCGAAATCCAGGTCCTTCAAATCGAGCAGCTCGATGGACAAAAGCTCCTCATCCCATTCAGCCCACGCCACCGAGCGGTTTACCATCAGGCGGAATGCTTTCACCTGGGCGGGCGTCCACTCATCGCACAGGATCACCGGAACGTCCGTGATGCCGAGCTTCTTCGCGGCCTTCAGACGCAGGTGCCCATCGACGACTTCACCGTCGCTGCGCGCGAGCACTGGAATCTTGAAGCCGAACTCGCGGATGGACGCGCACATCCGGTCCACGGCGGCATCGTTTTTGCGCGGGTTGCGGGCGTAGAAAACCAATCGGTCTATCGGCCACGTTTCAATTTGGTGCTGCATATAGGAGCGCCTCCAAAATACTCAACTGAAAAGGTTCAAAACCTGGGAATCCTTGTACGGCGACCGCTAGCGGTATTGGTGGAAGGGCGCAGTGGTTATCGCCCCCCCTACCCCCCTCGGCAACGATAGGCGTGGAGATCACTGCTGCTCCCTCCGTGTTTTTGCTGAGTGACAGTGAACGCAACAGGCCTGCAAGTTGCCCCACACGAGACGGAGGTCCGGGCGCACGCGAATCGGAATTTTGTGGTCGACCTCCGTCGCGATCAGGCCATGGCAGTGGGTTCTGATCTCGCAGAAGGGATCGGTCGCTAACTTTGCAGCACGCAGTCGGCGCCAGTCTCGGTCGTAACCGCGCTCGGTGCATGTGCCGCGCGCCTGCTCGCGCTCGGCAGCGTGCTCCTTGCACATGCCGCGGTATTCAGCGAAGCCGCCACACGGTTGGTCTGCGCAGGGTCGCTTGGGCCTCCTGTCAACGATGATGGCTTGATGGATGCCATGTTCCTTGATGGTGGCAGCAGCCTTGTCGATTGCTTGG